CTAACCCAGTCATTAACAGTAATTTTATTATTGACAAAATGATTGCCGAAATGATTAAAAATACTTTCATTTATTTTCTCCACTAATGTTTGATATGATCTTATTTTGTATTTATTAGATACAACACTCAATGGTTTTTTTGTAACATCATTGATTAATGCATATCTATTTGGAACAGTTACTTCTTGTTCAGATTCATTATCAGAATCAATAAAATATATTTCCTTTTTTGCTACAGGAAATGTTACTTCTTCTGGTAATTCATATAATTTGTACGCTTCTTGTTTATTCATATATCCTCCTATTTGTTGGGTGGTAGCCCATTGAGAGCTACCAACCCATTATTCCTTACGCTTGTTTGGAAACTGATTCACTAATGTTTGCTACATAGTTAGTAGCTACATCAGCAATATCCTTTGGCGTAAGTTTCTTTTGTTTATCTGCCTCATCCATTCGACTACATGTACGAATGAACAAAGTAGTTGCAGAAGTCTTTTGACCCATAGGATCTAATCGACTTAACCCTGCATTTGTCTTTACTGCATGATGACATCTTTCTAATACAGTTGCATAGTAATCTATCATCTTGCCGTATTTATCCTCAATTCTAGTCTTGAGGTCTTTCTTTGTTTGTTCCATGATCAACATCCTTTCGTTTTAGTTCATATGGAAATTCTAATGTTTCTGGCATATGTTCTGTAATTGCATTAATTACGCCAATGCCTAGTCTTATTGGAAATGTTACCATTTTAATGGCTTCATTTGTTATGCTGTTTATACGCTTCATATTTCCTCCTCATTCGTTGATATTTTGCGTAAGTCTTGCGATATTCTTTCGCAAATTCTTTTGTTCCTGGTGTTGGATCTACATCTTCAGTTAACCAATTGTACGTTCCACGTAATGCATAGCCACCTACTGTATATCCAATAAACCTAATTACGTTCCACATTATCTACCTCCGTTGTGGTGCTGTCGCTGGTCGCAGCAGCATAACGTATTCTTTTAGCTTCATTCAATACATCATAAGTTAGATAATTAACGTCTACACCCAATACTTTACATGCTAGTGCAGCACGTCTTAGTGTTAATGAATTAATACCCATTTCATACTTTTGTATTTGTTGAAATGTAATTCCACATGCTTCTGCAAGTTTAGATTGCGACATGTTTCTAGCTTTACGTAGGGATTTAAGTCTTTTCCCTACTATTGAATTAAACACTTTATCTACTTTTCTTTTGCCTGTTGCATTTTCTGTCATAGCGTTCTTTCTCCTTTCCGTATAATTGTTTTAAAACAAACAACTCACGCTTGTCGGAGTTGCTTTGTTGTCTTGTGTACACCCTAATAGTGTTACGATGTTTGTGGGTATCATTGAGTCTTGCTATACTCAAAAACCCTTGTTGTGGATATTTAATAGGTATATAGTCTGAGTACTCTATATAGTTTCGCCACCACCAGATCCTCTCTAACTGAATAAATCCAGTAAATTCAAGGCCTGTAAGCAATTCTATACCTTTCTTTATACCTATCTTTCTATTTCTGAATTTGTTTTCGAACACTATATATCTCATACAATATCTGTCCTCTCAAATATGCTCTCATTTGTGTATCTTGAAATTTACGCACTATATGTAGTAGCTTCTGAAGATTTTTTATGCTATTATTCATACATCATATATCCTTTCTAGGTATGCATCCCTGCCCCGTTCTGGTCAAGCAGGGAGCTACCGATCTAGTTTATTTATTTTCTATTACTTTTAGTACAAGCTCTTTGATCTGAGCAATTTCTGCTTTTAACAGTTCAAAGTTTTCATGTTGTTTTTTAGGCAACAATATGCCTGCCTGTACTTTCTTTGCGTAATCAGTATTAAAATTAATAACCTGATTAGTTTGTTGTGTAGTCATATAGACTCCTTTCTTTAGCAATCAGCTACCACTGTCGTGGTTGATTGCGTTTTTCTTTTATGGTAAGATACAAGCATGTTATACCAGCAACAGATCCAATGACTCCAATAGTCATATGATCAGGCGATATAACAGCAAGTATTAAACCCAATACAACTAATAAGCTGTAAAGGAATATTTGGATATAGTACATACTTACCTCCTTACGTTAATAGTATTACTACTAGTTCAAATAAGATAAATATCTCTGTCATGCTTGTTTAGATATTCTTCTTAACATTAAATACGCCATAACAGCACTGCCAATCACCATCATTAAATAAATGGCCATTAACACAAGTACGATTGTACTTAATACACTTAACATATCCCATACCTCCTTGTTATATATTGTCTAATAACTTCTTTCTTAATTCTTCTACTTGAAGTTCTATTAGGATTAACTAGTAATGGTAGTTCGTTATTATCAAACAATACCATTTGATTACTGTCATCTACATATATCCCAGAATGTATGGAATTATGCATGTTTGTGTGTCTTGCTCTATTCATGAGATTCTCCTTTTGCTAGAGTTTATATACACATTAATCAGATTAGGATATCAACTTATCAATATCTTGTGTCCGACCTTCACTTGTGAAGGCTCGGGCAACAAGAATAAATAGAACAACAACAACAAATAGTCATAAGCAACTTAGCTGAATGTTGTGAATGACGGGTTTTAGAAGTACACCAAGAGCTTAGCGTAACAGTGTGTACAATATATATAGGGGGGTTTGATACAACTAGTAGAAATATACTAGGGGGTTTGTTATAATTACGATATAAAAAATAGGAGATAAAATTATGTATCCTGCATTAGCAAGATTTGGATATGGTTTAGTTAAAAAGATTAGACCATCTAAAGTAAAAAAAGCATTAAAACCATTATACGAGAAAGCGACCAAGAAAAGCGTTTCTGGTGGCAAAATGGGAATGATGGAAGATAAGCTCATAAAAGGAATTGAAGGTGCTTCTAAGAAGGCTTATGGAGCTTATAGAGGTGCTTACAAAGCAACATTAGGTTCATCAGTTCGTAGAAAAACAACTGCTGCTGGAACTGGTGGTTATATGTTAAGTTCTTTTCTTAATGGAGATGATGACTAAATCTAATGGCTCGTAAAGTCAAAGAGTTTACAAAGCTAGAAAAGAAACGTATAAAAAGACCAGGCAGACATAGTAAGTCGCCAAACAAAGCATCCAAAAGGATGTATAAGAAATATAGAGGACAAGGCAAATGATAGGTGCAAAATTAATGGGAATAAGTTACTTATTGGGTAAACCAATAGTAAAAGGTGCTAGAGCATTAGCTAAAACAAAATATGGAAAAAAAGGAATTAAATTTGCAAAAAAAGGAACTTCTATTCTTAAGAAAGATGTTAAGCAAGTAAAATCAAACTTTAAAAAATTTCCTGAAGCTACCGTTGGAGCATCTATTATAGGTGGTGCAGGAGGATATGCTATTGGATCTGGTATAAATAAAGCTGCTGGATATTTTTTAAGTGGAAAAGACAAAAAAGATGGCTAAGAAAACAAAATTAGAACAACTAGCTGAAGATTTAATGAGTTTAACTCCACAAGAGTCAGAACAACTGGCAATTGTAATCAAAGCCAAAATGATGCCTGAAATGGAGAAACAAGCTCAAGGATTACTTCAACCAAATCAACAAACATCTCAAATGGGTCAAAGACAAGCTCCTATCATGCAACCTGGTACAGCTAGAAATATGACAGCACAAGGATTATTAAGATGAAAAAACGTAGCTTAGAGAACTTGTTTGACCAATTAAAAGAACTTAAAATAGAAGAAGAAGAAATCTTAAAAGAAATCGAAGAAATAATATTTGGCGATGCTGATAACTTTGATGACTATGATGATGAGGAGGACATATAATGCCACAAGTAGGAAAGAAAAAGTTTTCATATACTAAAGCTGGAAAAAAGAAAGCTAAAGCATATGCAAAAAAAAAAGGTATGAAGGTTAAATCTAAGTACTAATGAAAAAAGCTAAGTTAGGAACTGGTACAAGATTTAAAAAACTTACTGCTAAGTTAAAAAAACAAGGTGTTAAAAATCCAAAAGCATTAGCTGCTGCAATTGGTAGAAAAAAATACGGCAAGAAAAAGTTTCAAGCTATGGCAGCAAAAGGTAAACGTAAATGATTAAAAAAATTAAACAAAAAATATGCGAAATGCTTTGCAATTTATTTGATATTACACCTTGTATTTGTAAACATAATTGTAAATGTAAAAAGAAAGGCAAATAATGGCTAAAGGAAAAGAACTCGTACCTTATTCATCTACTGAATCATTTGGTAGACGTATTAAAGGTATTGGAAAAAAGATTGTAAAAAAAATTCCAGGTGAATTTAAGTTTTTAGGTAAAGTAGCTAAAGGAGCTGGTAAAGTTGCTGGAGCTGCTATTAAAAATCCATTAACAACTGCTGCTGTTGCAGGTACTGCATATGCTATGGGAGCATCATCAAGAAGATATGCTAAAGCACCTAAATTTGGTGAAAATAGAAATTTAAATTCTCAATTAATTAGACGAGGCATCTAGTGGAACAAGAAACCAAGAAGCGTGGTGGTAAAAGAGAAGGTGCTGGTAGACCTAAAGGATCTTCATTTAGAAAAAAATGGAAAGATCTACAGGAATTAGCTGTTAAATACCAAACATCTCCTTTAGACTACTTGCTTTCTGTATTAAACCATCCTATGAGTAGTCCAGAAAGAAAACTTTACGCAGCAGAAAAAGCTGCACCTTACATACATGGAAAAGCACCAACAACAAACAGAATCGAAACAAGCCCAATCAAAGTCAATATCAAGTGGGAAGAATAAAACAGTAAATATTACCATTCCCTACAAACCTAGACCTCTCCAAAAAGAGGTTCATCAAAAACTAAAACGATTTAATGTACTTGTTTGTCATAGACGTTTTGGTAAATCTGTATTAGCAATCAACGAACTCATTTCACACGCAGCAAATAATGCACAACAAAAGTTTGCATACATAGCTCCTACCTATAGACAAGGTAAAGCTATTGCATGGGATTTATTAAAACAATATTCTAAACCTTTATTACAACTTGGTGGACAAAGAAATGAATCTGAACTTAAAATAGATTTTTGGAATGAATCTAAAATACAAATCTTTGGAGCAGATCATGCAGATTCACTTAGGGGATTAGGATTTCATGGAGTTGTTATGGATGAGTATGCCATCATGGCACCAAGAACCTGGACAGAAATTATTAGACCAGCAATAGCAGATACACAAGGATTTGTTATTTTTATTGGAACACCTATGGGTCATAATCAATTCTGGGAAGTCTATGACTATGCACAAAGAGGTGATCCTAATTGGTTTGCAGCAATGTATAGAGCTAGTGAAACACAAGTTATTCCTGATGAAGAACTTAGACATGCTAGATCTATTATGACAGAAGAACAGTATAACCAAGAATTTGAATGTTCTTTTACTGCTGCTGTATCTGGATCATATTATGGTAAATTAATGACAAATGCTGATAATGAAGATCGAATAACAAATGTACCATACGATAAAGTTATGGGTGTAGAAACATGGTGGGATTTAGGTATTGGAGATAGTACAGCTATTTGGTTTGTTCAAAGAGTTGGAGAAGAACTACATATTATAGATTATTATGAAAATAGTGGCGAAAGTCTTATGCATTATGCAGATATTCTACATAACAAAGGTTATGCATATGAAAGACATATAGCTCCTCACGATATTCAAGCTAGAGAGTTAGGAACAGGTAAATCAAGATTAGAAGTTGCTTCAGACTTAGGTATTGACTTTGAGGTAGCACCTAAATTAGAAGTAGATCATGGTATCGAATCAGTAAGAAATGTGTTACCATATTGCTGGTTTGACAGAGAAAAGTGCAAATTAGGCATTGATGCTATGCGTCAATATCGAAAGCAATGGGATGAGAAAAACCAGGTTTTTAAAAATAAACCTTTACACGATTGGTGTTCTCATGCTGCAGATGCTTTTAGATATGGATGTGTACACGATCCTGTAACTTCTTCTGATTGGGATAGACCCATTTATGTTGAAACAAAATATATAGTATGAAAAACGAACAAGAAATTTTATCAATATTAAATAGAGAAATTAGAGCATCATCAGGTTACATTGGTGGTGAGATTGTTAGTAGAAGAAAAAGATCTTTAGAATATTATCTTGGTAGACCTTTTGGTAATGAACAAGAAGGTAGATCACAAGTTATCTCTACAGATGTTTCTGATACAATTGAAGGATTAATGCCTTCATTAATGAGAATCTTTACTGCAAGTGATAATGTATTTGAATGTGAACCTGTTGGGCCAGAAGATGAAGAAGCAGCTAAACAAGCAACTGATTATTTAAATTATATTTTCTATAAACAGAATAATGGATTCAGTGCTTTATATACTGCGTTCAAAGATGCACTAATTCAAAAAAATGGAATACTAAAAGTTTATTGGGATGAGTCTGAAAAAACAACTCGAGAAGAATACAAAAAATTAACTGATGATGAGTTTATAGATTTAACTAAAGATCCTGAAATTAATGTATCACAACACACAGAGTATGAAGAAGAATTAAAAGATGATCAAGGTGAAGTTTTAGATACAATTAAATATCATGATGTTGTTTTATATAAAACGACAAAGTATGGTAAAGTAAATATTGAACCTATCCCACCTGAAGAATTTTTAATTGAACGTAGAGCTAAGTCTATTGAAGATGCAAATTTTATAGCTCATAGAACTAACATGAGCAGAACTCAATTAATTGAAATGGGATATGATCCAGAGGTAGTAAACAACTTACCTATTGGTGATACAAATTATTATTTAGAAGATAGACATATTAGATTTCAAGAAACAGATTTTTCTGCACCACAAGATAGAGGTGATGATAGTACAGATGAAGTTTTAATACATGAATGTTATGCAAGAATAGATATTAATGGTGATGGTAAAGCAGAACTTATTAAAGCATGTATAGCAGGTGATAGTGCATATAAAGTTTTAGGTATTGAAGAAATTGATTCAATGCCATTTATTTCTGTTACACCAATTATGATGCCACATAGATTTTATGGTAGATCAGTTTCAGAATTAGTAGAAGATATCCAATTAATTAAATCAACTGTTATGCGTCAAATGTTAGACAATATGTATCTAACAAATAATAACAGAGTAGCTATTCAAGATGGTCAAGTTGCAATGGATGATCTATTAACAAATAGACCAGGTGGAATTGTTAGAACTAAACAACCACCATCAAATGTTATTTTACCATTACAAGCTCAACCTATTACTGATCAAGCATCAGGTATGTTAGCTTATTTAGATTCAGTAAAAGAATCTAGAACAGGACAAACAAGACAATCACAAGGTATTCAAGCAGATACATTAAATAATAAAACTGCAACTGGATTAAACCAAATCTTAACTCAATCTCAAATGAGATTAGAACTTATTGCCAGAACTTTTGCAGAAACTGGTGTTAAAGATTTAGCTAGAAAAATATTTGAACTTGTATGTAAGTATCAACAAAAAGAACAGATCGTTAGAATTAGAGGTAAGTTTATTCCTATGAAACCATATGAATGGAGAGATAGAATGAATGTTACTGTAGCTGTAGGACTTGGTACAGGTTCTAAAGAACAACAATTAATTTTATTAAATTCTATTTTAGAAAGACAACTACAAGCTATTAACTTACAACAAAATGTATTTGGCCCAGTTGTTAATGTTAAAAATATTTATCATACATTAAAGAAACTTGTAGAAAATGCAGGATTAGGAAATGTAGAACCATACTTCATGGATCCAGATGTAGGTCAATCACAAATGCCTCAATTACCTCCTAAACCTCCAACAGAGTTCGAGAAAGTTTCATTAGCTCAAGTACAAGGTGAAAATGAAAGAGCTGTTCTTAATAGTCAAATTGAACTCAAAAAACTTGAAACTCAAATGAAACAAACATTATTAGACTTTGAGTTAAAAGTAAAAGACATGGAATTAAAATATGGTACTAAAGTAGATGAACTTGCATTAAAGAACAGATCTATGATAGAACAACAACAGGTTAAACAATCTGGTGATATATTTAAAAAAATAATGGAAGAACAAAAAGAGTTTTTTAATGAGCAACCTAGACAAACAGATTCAACAGGGTCAGAAAGCTAAACAACTTCTTAACGACCCTTTATTGAAAGAGGCTTTTGAGTATCTCGCTGAACAATATAAATCAGAGATATTTAATACAAGTTACAATGACCATGACCAAAGACAAGTACTTTGGATGGCATATAATATGCTAGACAAGATTAAAGGCCACCTTGTTAGCGTCATGGAAACAGGTAAACTAGCTTCCTCAGAGCTAGAAAATCTAACACGCCAATCTACTAAGTAGAAGCGTTCAACATAAGGAGCATACATATGCAATCAACTGATAAATCAGTTCAAGGTGCAGCAGATAAAATTTTAGGATTACTGAATCCTCAACCTGAAGCTCAATCAGAGCCAAAACAGGATGAAGGACAATTAGCTCCAGAAGCTAATGCTGAACCATCAGTAGAACCTGTTGAGGAACAGGTAACATCTCAAGAGAGCCAAACTCAGTCTGAAGAAGCTCCAGTAGAAGTCGAAGCTACTGAAAATCAGGAAGTAAAAGAAGAAACTGTATCTGAAGCAGAAATCGAGAAACCAAATCTCCACCAAGTCAAAGTACAAGGTCAAGAGATGGAGGTTACCCTTGATGAACTTAAGGCAGGTTATTCTAGAGATTCCGACTATCGTCAAAAGACACACTCTTTATCTTTAGAAAAAAAACAATTTGATGAAGAAAAAAGTGTTCTTAGACAACAATACGACATGAAACTTAGAGAGTTAAATGAGGCAATATCTAGTGCTGAATCTATAGGCAGACAACAGTTAGATCCTGCTGAATTGCAAAGACTTTACGAAGAAGATCCTACTCAAGCTGCTAAAATTGATTTTCAATTAAGGCAACAACAAGAAAAGATTAACCAAGCTAAAGATCAAGCAAAACAAGCTGCACAGCAGCAATATAATCAGTATCTATCTGAACAAAAAAGACTAGCACAAGAGCGTATTCCAGAGTTCTCTGATCCAAATAAATCAGAAACTTTTAAGAGTGGAATTAAATCTACTTTAAAAAGTTATGGTTTTTCAGATCAAGAAATTGGATCATTAGCAGATCATAGAATGTTAATGGTAATTAAAGATGCGATGTCATACAAAGGTTTGAGAAATTCTAAACCTATTGTACAAAAAAAAGTCGCAAATGCTCCAAAGGTTATTAAACCAGGTGTTGTCAAAACAGAAAACTCTAAGCGTAGTGAAGTAAGGAACAAAATATCTAAGTTGAAGAAATCTGGTCGTCTTGATGATGCCCATTCTGCAATCTTAGGTATGATAACTAAATAACCTTAGAGGAGAAAAAACATGGCACAACCAACAAATACTTTCGATACTTACGATGCTGTAGGTATAAGAGAAGATTTGCAAGATGTTATCTACTCTATCTCTCCAACTGATACTCCTTTCATGAGTTCAGCAGGTAGAGAAGCTGTAAGAAACACTTTGCATGAGTGGCAAACTGATAGTTTAGCTGCTGCTTCTACTTCAAATGCAGTAGTCGAAGGTGACGAAGCAACATTAGACGCATCTAGTGCAACTACTAGATTGTCAAATACAACTCAAATCATGGACAAAACTGTCGTGATTACTGGTACTCAAGAAGCTGTAGATAAAGCTGGTAGAGCATCAGAATTAGCGTACCAAATCGCTAAAAAATCTAAAGAGTTAAAAAGAGATATGGAAGCTACTTTATTAGCTAACCAAGCTGAAGTTTCTGGCGACTTTGAAACTGCTAGAAAATTTGGTTCAATTAACTCTTGGATCGCATCAAATGACGTTTTTGGAGCAGGTGGTGCATCAGGTGCTGCTGGTAACACAGCTAGAACTGATGGTACTCAAAGAGCTTTAACTGAAGCTGATTTGAAAACTGTAATCAAAAATGTATGGAACGCAGGTGGTAACCCATCTGTAATCATGGTAGGCCCATTCAATAAACAGAAAATTTCTGGTTTTACTGGTGGATCAACTAGATTCGATGCATCTGAAGATAAGACTTTATACACTTCAATCGATGTATATTCGTCTGACTTCGGTGATTTAGAAGTTGTACCAAACAGATTCTCAAGAGATAGAGATGCTCATGTCTTAGACATGGACTATTGGTCTATCGGGTTCTTGAGAGATTTCACTATGCATGAGCTATCGAAAACTGGTGACAGTGAGAAAAGACAAATGCTTGTCGAGTTCACACTAATCTCTAGAAACGAAGCTGCATCTGGTGGAGTTTACGACTTAACAACAGCGTAGTAATATAATAATAGTGGGGGAGTTCTCCCTTTGTTCTCCCCCATTACAAACTATGAAGTCTTATAGAGATATAGACGGAACGTAGGAGAAACAAAATGAGAACATTAAACGACTATTTTTTAACAGCTAAAGTAACTGACATTAGTACAGCAGGAAGCACATTCGTTGCAGTACCTGATGGTGGTAGAATTGTTAAAATTTATAGCTCAATCAAAAATGCTATTACAACTGCTGACGCAGCTTTATCATTTGAGATTGGTGGAACAGCAGTAACTAATGGTGGTATCACTGTTGCTTATGATGGTTCTGCTGCTGGAGATGTTGATTCTTCAACACCTTCTGCTGCTAATAGAGTAGAAGAAGGAGAAGCTATCGAAATCATTAGCGATGGTGGATCTTCAACTGCTTGTGAATGTGTGATAACATTCGTAATTAGAAGATAAATCTTTTAGGGGGTGGCAACACCCCCGCTAAATTATAGGAGAAAAAATATGCATATAGCTATGCGACCAACAACTACACAAAAAGTGAACTCATCAGGAAGTTCTGCACAATCTTCTGCTTTTGGAGCTAACATTGAATATGTTAGAGTATGTGCAGATGCAGCTTGTCATATTGAGTTTGGAGTTAATCCAACTGCAACTAATGCTAAAATTTATTTACCAGCAGATGATATAGAATACTTTAAAGTTTCTGCAGGTGAAAAAGTAGCTGTAATTGGAACTGTGAATTTATACGTAACTGAATTAAGTGAGTAATGAGTATTTTAAGATCAGTAGATCCAGATGGTACTAAATACTATTTTGAATCTGATGGTAAACTTACTGTCAAACAATCTCAAAATACAGACAAAGTCTTAAAAAGAAATAAAGAGTTATATAATAAAGGCGATTCTGGTTACAATGTAGGCAAAGACATGAAACGAGTTGCTAGTATTCCTACACTTGTTTTAACGCTTTGGGCAAAAGAATACAATGGTACAAACAATTGGTTTGGTTTGCCAGACGAAGTAAGAAAAAAAATTTTAAAAGAAAAACTTAATAGCAGTGATTACAAATATTTTAGAACTGCATCAGGTAGATTTTAATGGCACTAACAAATTACACAGAATTAAAAACATCAATAGCTAATTGGCTTAATAGATCTGATTTAACTTCAGAGATATCTGGAGATTTTATTGCATTATGTGAAGGTGACTTTAATGCTAAATTAAGAATTAGACAAATGGAACAAATAGATCCTATTACTATTAATGCAGAAACAGTAGAAGTTCCAGAAGGTTTTATTGCTGCAAGATCTTTTTATGTATTATCAGGAGATACTAAATATAATTTAGAATACATATCACCTGCAAATATGTTTAAAACAAAAGGTGCTTCTAGTTCTGGATTACCTAGAGTTTATACGTTAGAATCAGATAATGGTACAGAAAGTTTTAGATTTGCTCCATCGCCTGACACATCGTATACAGGATATCTACAATACTATAAAGAATTTCCTTCTTTATCTGCTTCAGTTTCTACTAATTATATTCTTTCAAGCCATCCTGCTATTTATCTTTATGGTAGTTTGTATCATGCATCTAATTTCTTGGGGGGTATCGAACCTAACCAACAACAACAATGGCTAGGAATGTATCAAGCTGCAATGGAAAGATGTGAGAACAATGATAGAACAGATAGTTATGGTGCTGCACCTACAGTTCAAAGAACAGATGTGGGAACAGATTTATCTTTCTATCGTAGAAAAGCATCTAGTTAGGATATCACATGCAAGTTCCTTTTGGAGAATGGCTACCTGATCAACCTAAACATAACAATCCAGGTGCAAACGTAGCTACAAATGTTTATCATGCTTCTAAGTCTTATAAAAGATTTCCTTCTCTTGTTAATTATTCTACTAATAATATTGGAACTGATTGCAGAGGTGGTGGTTCATTCAGAGATAACGCAGGAAATGTATACAACTTTGTTGCAAACAATACTGACATTTATCAATTAGATGCTGGAACATTTACTTCTAGAAAAGGATCTCTTACAGGAGATAATACAGACTATTGGACATTCTCACAATTTGGAAATTATATTATTGCAAGTAATGGAGTAGATGCACCTCAATATTATTTAATGGGTACATCAACTAACTTTGCAGATTTATCTAGTATTGCAACTGATGGAACACCTCCTGTATTTAGAGTATCAGGAGTCATAAGAGATTTTTTAGTCACAGGTAATCAATCATCAAATCAAAATAGAGTTCAATGGTCAGGTATTAATGATATTACAACTTGGAGTGCTGGTAAAAAATTAGCAGATCAACAAGACTTACCTGGATCAGGTGGAGAGATTGTAGCAATTACCTCTGGAGAAGTTGGATATGTATTTAGACAAAATCAAATAGTTCGTATGGACTTTGTGGGTGGAGCAACAATATTTAGATTTTCAGTTGTATCACCAAACAGGGGAGCAGTTTATGGAAAAACTGTATGCCAAGATAATAGACAAGTATTCTTTTATGCAGACGATGGTTTTTTTGAAATTAATGGAGATACTATTATTCCTATTGGAGCAGAAAAAGTAAATAGATTTTTTGAAAACGATTTAAACAAAGCATTTTCAGATCGTATATGTGCAGCAGTAGATCCATTTAATCAATTAGCTTTATGGCTATATCCATCTGCACAAAATCCAACTAATACAACTGGTATATGTGATAGACTTTTAATTTATAACTATGCTACACAAAAATGGTCATTAGCTGAATCTAATGCATCATTTATCTTTTCACAATTTGTAGGTGCATACACTGTAGAATTAATGGATTTATTATCACAAAATTTAGAAAATATTAATATTGCTTTAGATACTGATTTTTGGTCTGGTGGACAATTGTTATTAGGTGCAATAGATAATAATTACAAAGCAGCTATTTATTCAGGTACTTCAAATGAAATAGAATTAGAAACAACTGAATTTGAAATATTCCCTAATTTCAGAGCAAATGTACAACAAGTTAGACCTATTGTAGATGCACAAGCTACAGTTACTATTAAAACTAGAGATAGACTTGCTGATACCCCTGTAGAATCAGCTTCTGTTGCTATGAATAGCACAGGTGTTAATCCAGTTAGACAATCTGGTAGATATTTTAGAGCTAATGTTAAAGTACCTTCTGGCACTTTGTTTACTCACGCACAAGGTATTGATATAATAGCAAGTAAAGCAGGATTAAGATAATGGCAGATGTAATAGAAAGAGATATCGATAATGTTAGGTATTCTTTTGAAACACAAGAATTTTTCCAAAGACAACTAGAAGAATCTGTCAATAGCTTAATAAACAAAAACAACGTAGAAACTGATAAAGTTTTTGCATGGTTCATGAGTTAATATGGCAGGTATAAAAGATTATTCAACAACAGCAGCAAACAACACTTCAGTAGGTGGTATTAGTATTGCAGAAGGTATGTTACCTTCAAATATTAATAATGCATTTAGAGCTGTTACTGCTGATATTAGAGAATGGTATAACGATTCACAATGGGTTCAGTATGGAGATGGTGATGGAAGTTTTACAGCAACGTATGCTTCTGGAACATCTTTTACAATTACAGGTGCAGATGTATCTACAATCTACCATGAAGGTAGAAGAATTAAAGTTGTAGCAGCAACACCTGGTACAATTTATGGAACAATATCTAGTTCATCTTTTTCTACTGATACAACTGTAAATGTAACATGGGATAGTGGTTCATTATCTAATGAAGCGATTACCAGTGTATTTATTGGTGCATTATCTCAAATCAATCCTTCTATTCCAGAAAATTCTATTGATTCAGCAAATTTAAAAACAGATGCTGTTACAACTCAAAAAATTACAAACGCATCTATTACTGCTGCTAAACTAGCTGGGGATTCTATAACTACAAGTGCTATTGCAGCAGACGCTGTAACCAATGCTAAAATAGCAGATGATGCTGTTGATTCTGATCAAATTGCAGATGGTGCTGTAGATACCGTTCACATTGCTGATGCAAATGTAACAACAGCAAAAATTGCTGATAGTGCTATTACCACTGCAAAACTTGGAGCAGATTCAGTAACTAATGCTAAGATTGCAGACGATAGTATAGACAGTGAGCATTATGTAGATGGTTCAATTGATACAGCTCACATTGGAGATTCACAAATTACAACTGCAAAAATAAATGATAATGCAGTTACAGCAGATAAAATTGCAGATGAAGTTATTGTAACTAATGCAGAACATTCTGCACATACACCAGACGATACAAGTTTTTTTACAACATCAGCTTCTGATGCAAGATACTTTAGACAAGATTCAACTGAAACAATTTCTTCAGGAGATAGTTGGTCATCTTCAGATTCTTATGTAGCAACAACTGCTGCGATTGATGCAAGAGTTGTAGATTTAGTAGATGAGGTTGGAGGTTTTGTTCCAATTGCAAATGAAACAAGTTTTCCAGAAAGTAACTCTGATATTAATGATGCTGCTGGTACAATTATTTCTATTAAAGAAATTGCAACAACTAGAACACCTGTTGCTGGTACAGTAACGATTACTAATGGTGCTGGATCAAATACAGTAACAATTAATGGATGCGGTTCTACAGTTTTAACTGCTGGATTTGGTGTATTAGTAGAAACAACTTCTACATTACATACTTATAATTTTCACAGACTTACACCAAAAGCAACTGAAGTTACAACTGTAGCTTCTATTAGTTCTGATATTACAACAGTTGCCAATGATGGAACAGATATTGGTGTTGTTTCAGGATTAAGTTCAGATATTCAAACTCTTGCTGATATTGAAGATGGAACAACAGCTACTAATGCTATTTCAAATGTTGGTAATAATATTTCAGATGTAACAGCAGTATCATCAAATTTATCTGGTTCAGATACAATAGGAACAGTTGCTACAGATTTATCAGGTTCAAATAATATAGGTACTGTTGCAGGTTCAATCGCTAACGTAAACAGTGTTGGTGGTTCTATTGCTAATGTAAATACAGTTGCAACTAATATAGCTTCAGTCAATAACTTTGGTGAAGTTTATAGAATATCATCATCAGCACCAACTACTTCTTTAGATGTTGGAGATTTATATTTTGATACAACAGATAACGTATTAAAAGTTTATTCAGCATCAGGATGGCAAAACGCAGGTAGTTCGGTAAACGGAACATCAAGAAGATACAAATATACAGCAACTGCTAGTCAAACAACATTCTCTGGAACAGATGATAATGGTGAAACATTAGAATATGATGCAGGATTTATAGATGTTTATTTAAACGGAGTTCATTTAGACCCATCAGATTACACAGCTACAACTGGTACATCTATTGTTTTAAGTTCAGGAGCTACAGTAGATGACGAATTATATGTTGTTGCTTTTGGTACATTTAGTGTTTCAGATATTTCAGGTTCAGATATTACTTCAGGAACTATTAACAATGCTAGACTTGTAAACAATGGTGCAATTACCATTAATGGTAGTGATGTAGCATTGGGTGGTTCAGTAACTATTGGTGAAACAAAACCTACAATTACATCTATCTCACCTGATACGATTACTAATGATGCAACATCTATTGTCATTACAGGAACAAACTTTGTCATTACACCTAATGTTGAGATTATAAATTCAGTAGGTGGTATTACTTATCCTAATTCAATTACAAGAGATTCAGCTACACAACTGACTATCAATGTAACTTTACCAACTGATGGAACTTATTTTATTAGAGTAGAAAATCCTGATGGACTTGCAGTTAGAAGTTCAACAGCTTTACTTACAGTTTCAGATGCTCCAACTTGGAGTACATCAGCAGGTTCACTTGGTAGTCTTGCACAAGGTGGTACTGCATCATTTTCAGTATCAGCAAGTTCAGATAGCACAGTAGCATATTCAGTTACTTCAGGTGCGTTGCCAACAGGATTATCTTTAAATAGTTCTACAGGTGCAATTACTGGAACTGAAAGTGGAACAGATAGTGCAGAAACAACTTATAACTTTACAGTTACGGCAACTGACCAAGAAAGTCAGACGGCAGATAGAGCATTCTCTATTACAGTAACAACAGGAATTAACAATGGGGGTCAGTTTAACTAATGGCATCAACTTATTTATCTAAAACATTTTCTAGTTCACCTACAAGTGCAAAAATATTTACAATATCTTGTTGGATTAAAAAATCATCAAATGGTTCTGATAATTGTATCTATGGTAAAGATGGGTCAACTGACTCTGCATCACAAATCTATTTTAATACATCAGACCAATTAAGATTTTTTGATAACACTTCAGGTACAGATATGGATTTATTAACTAATAGATTATTTAGAGATGTATCCGCTTGGTATCATATAGTTTGGAGTGTTGATAGTACACAAGGAACAGCTAGTAATAGAGTAAAATTATATGTTAATGGTGTGCAAGAAACAAGTTTTGCGACAAGTAATTACCCAGATAATAATGCTTCTTTTGTATCCACAGATAATGGTAAAGATACATTTGTTGGTGTAACTGAAAATACAAGCGGAACTAAATTTGGTTATCTTAATGGTTCATTAGCACACTATCACTTCATAGATGGCACAGCTTATGACGCAGATACTTTCGGGGAAACAGATGCAACAACTGGAATATGGAAACCTAAAACTGCACCTAGTGTTACTTATGGTACAAATGGTTTCTTCTTAAAGTTTGAAAACTCAGGTGCTTTTGGAACAGACAGTTCTGGTAATTCAAATACATTCACAGTTAATGGTACAATGACACAGACGATTGATACACCTAGTAATGTTTTTGCTACAGCAAATCCATTAGATTATTCTGGAACTGCACCAACTTTAGGAAATGGAAATTTAAGCATAACATCAGCAGAATTATCTGATAAACCTTTTAGAACTACAATAGCTGTTTCACAAGGAAAATGGTATATGGAATATAAATGTGAAAAATCAGGAAGTGATAACGATAATCATATCGGAATATGGAGTGCTGATAATTCATTAACTTCAAATTATGTAGGTTATCAATTATATTCATGGGGAATATTTACTGGAACTGGGTATAAAAGAAACAATCAAAGCTACGATAGTTATGGAAGTGCAATAGTACAAAATGATATTGTTATGATAGCACTTGATAAAGATAATGGCAAAATATGGTGGGGTAAAAATGGAACTTGGTTTAATAGTGGCGACCCAGCAAGTGGAACTAATGAAGCATTTTCAAATATAAATACAGTTGTTGGAAGTGATGGTTTTGTAAGTTTTTGTTTTTTACCTCAACAAAAATTTTCTTTAAACTTCGGTAATGGCTATTTCGGAACTACAGCAGTAGCTTCAGCAGGTACATCAACTTCAGGTGACGACAGCATTTGGGAATACGATTGTCCAAGTGGATATTATGGATTGAACACAAAGAACATTAACGAACAGGAGTACAGCTAATGGCACAAATCAACAAGCCGACAGATTATTTTAATTCAGTTTTATATACTGGTAATGGTTCTACTCAAACAATTACAGGAGTAGGTTTTCAACCTGATTTAGTTTGGTTAAAAAATAGAAGTAATAATTTATGGTGGCACACTTTAGTTGATGCTGTTAGAGGAGCAGGAATTACTTTAGCTTCAAATGTAACTAATTCTGAATTTGGAACTGGTTCAAATTTAGTACCAGATTTTGACCCAGATGGTTTTGATTTAAATGTTAATCCAAATGATACATCAAATGAAAATTCTTCAAGTTATGTAGCTTGGAACTGGAAAGCAGGTGGAACACCTTCATCAAACACAGATGGAAGTATTACTTCTAGTGTTTCAGCATCAACTACATCAGGATTTAGTATTGTGTCTTATACTGGTAATGGAACAAATCCATCAACAATCGGACATGGTCTTGGAGCAAAACCAGATTTAATGATTGTTAAAAGTAGAGATGATGCAGATGCTTGGTTAGTAGGAACGGATAAAATATCTGGTTGGAATTGGTCTAATGATTATTTTCATCTTAATGCGGCATCAGCAAAGATGACAGATGCTGGCGGAACAGCATTTAATACAGCACCAACAAGTTCAGTATTTTCAGTAGGTGCATATCTAAATGGTAGTGGTGAAGATTATATCGCCTACTGCTTCGCAGAGAAAAAAGGATTTAGTAAGTTTGGAAGTTACGCAGGTAACACTTTAAACGATGGTACATTTGTTTACACTGGCTTTAAACCTGCTTTTGTTATGATTAAAGGAGTAACTACTGCAACAAGTTGGATTATGTTTGATAACAAAAGAGAACCTAGCAATCCTACTTATAAAAGACTTCATGCAGAACTAATTGATGCAGAATACACAACAGCTTATGGAATTGATATGTTAAGTAATGGTTTTAAATTCAGAACATCAGACAATTCTTTTAACCATGCAAATACTTATATGTATATTGCATTTGCCGCAGAACCATTAGTCGGCACTAACAACATTCCAAGTACAGCGAGGTAAACAATGACAAAAGCAAGAGATTTAGCAAACATTATATCAGGCGGTTTTACAGCAGATGATATTCCTAATTTAGATGCTAGTAAGATTACAACAGGTACTTTTGGTGCTTTAGATGGTTCTAACTTAACTGGTATATCTACTTCGCTTACAAAACTAGATGCTATTACTGCAAGTGCTACAGATACTTATGCTTTGACTAAAAACTCTGGAACATCAGTTTCTCCTGATGCTAATAATTGTATTGTATCTTTAAATGGAGTTATTCAATCTCCTAATGATAGTTTTACAATAAGTGGTAGCAACATTGTATTCTCTGAAAGTTTAACAGCAGACGATTCTATAGATTTTATTTTAGCTTTAGGGGTTTAACCAATGGCTTTAACTAAAGTTTCTAATAATGCTTTATCAAACATAAGCGTATTACCATCAGCTATTGAAACAGGTGCATTAACCTTACTCTCTACTCAAACCGCAAGTAGCAGTGCATCTATTAGTTTTACATCAGGAATAGATAGTACTTATGATAGCTATGTGTTTAAGTTTATAGATATAAATCCAGCAACAGATAATGTTCAGTTTCAATTTAATGGAAGTACAGATGGTGGCAGTAATTACAATGTAACTAAAACAACAACTTTTTTTAGTCCGTTTCATCTTGAAAATGATACTAATTCAGGATTAAATTATGACACACCACAAGATTTAGCACAATCTACTGCTTCTCAAAGAATATCATACAATACAGGTAATGATACAGACACAAGTATTGGAGGAACTTTACAATTATTCAATCCTTCATCAACTACGTTTGTTAAGCATTTTATTTCTAACAATGCTGATAAAAGTTATAATGATGCAACAGGAAATAGATTTATTGCTGGATATTTTAATACCACAAGTGCTGTAGATGCTATTAAATTTGAAATGAGTTCAGGTAACTTTGACGGCATAATCAAAATGTATGGAGTATCATAATGGCATTAATTAAGCATGGAAACAACGCACTATCATCTGTTACTGCATTTCCTAGTGCTGTTCCTACTGGACAACCTGTTCTATTATCTACTGCCACAGCATCTAGTTCTAGTTCAATAAGTTTTACAAGTGGGATTGACAGTACTTATGATATTTATAAATGGGAGTTTACTTCAATACACCCAGCAACAAATGATGTTTATTTTACATTTCAAGGTAGCACAAATGGTGGAAGTTCTTATGGAGTAACTATAACATCAACTGCTTTTAGGTCAGAGCATTATGAAAATGATGCGGCAACTGCATTAGCTTATCATACTAGCAGTGATTTAGCACAATCAACTTCTTTTCAAAGATTAGGTGCTGGTGAAGGAATAGGAAACGATAATGACCAAACATTATCAGGTGAATTATATTTATTTGCACCAAGTTCAAACACATTTGTAAAGCACTTTATGGCAAGAACTCAAAAATATACTGCTTCAAACATAAGTACAGATAGTTATATAGCTGGATATTTTAATGATGGCTCTAATGATATTAATGCAATACAATTCAAAATGTCATCAGGCAACATAGACGCTGGTACAATTAAAATGTATGGGATTTCAGCATGAGTTTGATTAAGCTAAAAAATAACGCATTGGCTAACCTTACAAGTTTTGAAGGTTCAGCTAGTCTAGGTGATATGGTATTAATCTCTAGTGCCACAGCTTCTTCATCAGCTAGTATAGAGTTTGATTTGGGTTCATATAAGGAGTACAAGTTTTTTCTTGTAAACATTCACCCAGCTACAGACCAAGTAGGTTTAAATTTTAATTTTTCTACAGACAACGGAAGCAATTATAATGTTACTAAAACTACTACAATGTTTAGAGCATTTCAAAATGAGTCTGGTTCTTCAGCAATTTTAAACTATGAAACTAACCATGATTTAGCACAAAGTACTGATTTTCAAAAAACTGATGATACGATTATAGGAAATGATAATGACCAAAATTTATGTTCTATTATGAATGTTTTTAATCCTTCATCTACAACATTTGTAAAACATTTTATAGTTAGAACAGCAAATACAACTTACCATGATTATGTTACAGATACTTATGTAGCTGGATATTGTAATACTACTTTAGCATTGACAAATATAAAATTCCAAATGTCTAGCGGAAACATAGATGATGGTAAGATATTGATGTTTGGATTAAACTAATATAACATGGAGAAATTATGCAACATAAAATAGTAAATGGACAACAAGTAGAACTCACAGCAGATGAGATTGCTGCTATAGCTGCACAAGAAACAGCATGGAACGCTGGTGCTTTTGACAGAAGCATGGCAGAATTAAGGTCTAAAAGAGATAGACTACTAGCTGCTACAGATTACCTTGCGTTATCTGACCAGACTTTATCTGCGGAAATGTCTACTTACAGACAAGCACTTAGAGATATAACTAATGGATTAACTACAGTAGAAGATGTTAATGCTGTAGTATTCCCAACTAAACCATAAGGAGAAAAACTATGTTTAATAATAATTGGTTCAATACATTTGACCCATTAAATTACAATGCAGTAAAACAAAACGTTGTACAGTTTAATGAAAAAGTTGTAAATTTCTGGAAAGACTTTTACAATGACGTATTCAATAATATAAAAAAAGATAACTAATAATGACTGATAAAACAACAACCGATTACAAGATAGAGCAGCTATGCAAAGAAGTAAAAGAACTACGCACAGAAGTTCAATCTTTAACTAAAACAGTAGCTTTTGGTAAAGGTGCTGTATGGGTGTTGATTTTATTAGGGTCTGTTGTTGGTGGTGCTTACAATTTAATCGTAGGTAAATAATGTTCAAATTAATAGGCACAGTCTGCATCTTAGCAATAAACAACGGTCAATTTGATTTGTGTTTTAAAGCAGGAGAAACTGGTGGGGAATACAAGACATTAGAAGATTGTAGAGATATAGGTAAACAAATGGTTGACCTAATTAATCAAGATTTAGAAACAAGAAATTTAAAAGTAATATTAACTTGTAAACCACCTAAATATAACGGAGCATAATATGTGGTTATCAGCAATTAAATTAGCGTTTCAAGCAGGCAGCCATATTTATAAAAACAAACAAAAAACTAAGATGTTAATGGCGGATGCACAAATGCGTCACGCTGAGAAGATGGCTAATGGTGAAGCTGAGTATCAAGGTAAACTATTAGAGGCCAGACAAAGTGACTGGAAAGACGAATTTATACTTATACTGTTGAGTTTACCCATAGGTTTACTTGCATGGGCAGTATTCAGTGAAGACCCTACAGCTATGGATAAAATGAAGTTGTTTTTTGAGTATTTCTCACAGCTTCCCTTTTGGTATCAAACTATATTTGTAGGCGTTATAGCTAGTGTGTATGGTTTAAAAGCCACTGATTTAATTAAGAGGAAATAATTATGGACAGTAAAGACTTTAAAAAACTTATTGCAGAGCAAACAGCAACAAGACATAAAAAATCATTATCTGTTTATTCTTATAAACAAAGACAATCTAGACCAAGAGTTAAAAAAGATATATTGAGAGATAAATGACTGGAAGTGATTTAAGAGTTGTAGAAGAAAAAATTGATAACTTAGAAGATAATGTTATGCACAAACTTCGTAACAATGAAAATCAACTTAAGTTTATCTATGACGATATTAAAGACTTACAAGCTAGAATTAAATACTTTATTATGGGTGCTTTAGCTTTGTATGGTATGACACAAGGTGGATTAATAGAATTTATTAAAGGATTAATGTAATGAAAATTGACATTAAACTTATTATTGGTTTTTTAGGAACCGTATTAATTGGGTTATCAACTTGGATATTAGTCTCTGTTGTAGAGTTAAAAGAAGATAGTTCTATGTTTAAAGGTGAATTATTAGGTATTAATAGAGATGTAGGAAGATTATATAATTATATTAATGGTAAATTAAAATGAAAATTAGATTTTATCAAGATTTAACAGGCATTAGATGGCTAGGATTTATCATAGCATTTTTAGGTGTATTTATTTTATCTGATGCTAACCCAGCAACACAAATATATGGCTGGGGGATTAGTTTAATATCTTGTTTTATATGGGTGTACATAGGATTTAAAGATAAAGATGTTGCAAGAACATGTATGGAGTTAATGTATGTGCTTGTAGGTATTAGAGCAATGATTAACTGGTATAACTAATGATTAAATTTATTAAAAAATTATATAAAAAAATACGTTTCAATGTAGATGATATTGAAGCAAATCCTTTTAGACAAATTTTATAATGGCAAAAAAGAAAACAGGTATAGGAACTTCTGAAATAAGAGAGATAAACAGAAGAAAACGTAAAGGCAGACACACAAAAACACCAAATAAATCAAAGACTTATAAGAAATATAGAGGACAAGGACGTGGATAATAGACCAATAGAAATGACTGAGAAGAAATGCGGTAACTGTGGTGCATCTGGAAGTGAATATACTTCATGTGATTGTAATAAACAATCTGATTTAGACAAGATTATTAAAGAATTACCACAATTATTAGTTACACATGCATACGCAAAGTTAAAATCAGGTGATAATCTAACAGCATCAGAAATGAAAGTCTGTTTAGATGTGTGTAAAACATATAGTACAGATAGTTTACAAAAGAAACCTGATAACATCTTAGATGATGTTCCATTTGACACTGATGAATAGTAAAATAAAAAACTTTAAGAATTTTTTGTATCTGTGTTGGAAACACTTAAACTTACCAGAGCCAACACCTGTACAATACGATATTGCTGATTACTTACAGTCAGACGAAAAGAGACTTGTGATAGAGGCCTTTAGGGGTGTCGGTAAGTCATGGATTACATCTGCATTTGTATGTCATCAATTATTATTAAATCCACAACGTAACATACTTGTGGTATCAGCTTCAAAATCTAGGGCGGATGACTTTAGTACATTCACACAGAGACTGATAGGTGAGATGCCTATACTTAAGCATCTTGTCCCTAGAGATAATCAAAGAAGTTCAAAGGTTAGCTTTGATGTAGCTCCAGCTACAGCCAGTCATGCACCATCAGTTAAGTCTATGGGTATTACTGGACAGTTAACAGGTTCACGTGCAGATTTAATTATTGCGGATGACGTAGAGTCAGCTAATAACTCACAAACGCAGCTTATGCGTGATAGATTAGGTGAGACTGTAAAAGAATTTGATGCAATCATTAAACCTAACGTAGGAAGAATTATATTTCTTGGTACACCACAAACTGAGATGTCATTATACAATGATTTAGAAGAACGTGGTTATAAAACTAAGATATGGACAGCTTTATATCCAACTAAAGAGCAACTTACAGGCTATGGACACAAGATAGCTCCTATGATTGCTAATGTAACAGACAAAATAGGTAAACCTACAGACCCTAAAAGGTTTGATGAGGTGGACTTACTAGAACGTATGTCATCTTATGGCCGTTCTGGGTTTAACTTACAGTTTATGTTGGACACAACCATGTCTGATGCTAACAGATACCCGCTTAAGTTGAATGACTTAATTGTATTATCTGGCTCATCAACGTGGAAAGAAGCGCCTGCTAAAGTACAATGGGCATCAGGAGTTGAACAGATAAAAGCGTTAGACCCTGAGATACCTAATGTAGGCCTTAAAGGAGATTACTATGTGGCTCCTATGTACACAAGTCCTGAGTTCACGCAATTTGAGGGCTCTGTGATGTCTATAGACCCCTCTGGAAGAGGAGAAGACAAAACAGCTTACTGTGTATTAAAGATGTTACACGGTGTGTTATACCTGACTGCTATCGGAGCATTAGATGGTGGTTACTCAGAGGACACTATGGCTAGACTAGCTAACATTGCTAAGAAACAAGATGTTAACTATGTGGTCATTGAGAGTAACTTTGGTGATGGTATGGCTACACAGCTATTAAAACCTATTATGGCACAAATACATCCGTGTGAAATAGAAGAAGTTAGACATAATATACAAAAAGAAAAGCGTATTATTGATACTTTAGAGCCTATTATGAATGGACATAGGCTAGTTGTTGATGATTTACTTATCAAAGAAGACTTTAAATTAGAGCCTGACCACCAGTTATTTAGACAAATGACTAGAATAACTAGGGATAAAGGTGCTCTAAGGCATGATGACCAGATAGATGCACTAGCAATAGCTGCTAACTACTGGGTAGAGCGTATGGATAGAGACCAAATTATGTCTTATAATCAGCATAAAGAGGACTTATTAAACGAGGAATTAGAACAATTTATGGAGTCTGCTATAGGCAGAACCCCAAGAGAGGACAGATGGATATAATAGTTAAAAAAGAGCAAAAAAGGTATAATAATCCAGCTAATATTGAGATAGGTCAAGGATATGCAGGTGAAACTGGAGAGACTTATGCTGAAAGATTTGCAGTGTTTGACAGTCCACAAATGGGTGTAAGGGCTCTTATGAGAGACTTAAACACTAAAATAAAAAGACATAAAGGTGATATTAATTCTATTATGAATCAATTTGCACCATCATTTGAGAATGATACTATATCTTATGCTGGTTATGTAACATCTCAAGTAGGGAAAAATAAAGTTACTAATGATGATATACCATCAATGGCTAAAGCTATTATAGAGTATGAAAATGGTTTAGACAGTCCTTTAGTTAAATTATACTTACAAAAAGAGGTATTTGATGAAGCTGTTGTCTTATCACAACATAGTTTACCTGCTAATTACACTTTAAAGCAGGCTAGAGAGTTTATAAATAAGAAATAAAAGTAAAGATATATACACATAGTTTAACCTTAGTTATATCACATACGGGAACCTTAGTCGGAATATTTGATAGAAAAATATGAGAGGGTATATCGTATATACGCCGTGCGGTTTCCCCCGTAGGCATCACCAATAGCAGCCCGCACGCAGACAAAAAAAGCAGGCATATAGGCAAACTTTAGGCATATATAGAGTAAAACGGCGGCCTTTGTGTTTTGGTGTGTGTGTGAGCTAGTCTGTTTTTTTGCTTTTAGTTATACACTTAGCCTAACGCAGGCCATCACCTTAGTTATACTGTTGCATAATTGCAACACATTAGCAGCAATACAACCTGAAGTACTAAGGTTCCCGTATATGATATACTAAGGTTCATACTATGTGTTATAGATATAATTGATACTATTAATGATAGTTATACTTAGTGTTATACTTAATGATTAACTAAGGCTTATACCTAATGAATAAACTATGGCTTATACTTGAGTTACTACTCAGCATTAATATCATTATAGTAATACTTATACTAGTCACTCTAGTGTGTAATCTATTAGGACTAATAGCTCACTAATGACTGTTTTTTTGGTGCGACAAAATAGACAAAAATAACTATTGCATTGATTGTCAATTTGTGCATAATGCACTTAAACAAACAATGGAGTTAAATATGATTGAAGCAAAAATAGTTTTGCCTACAAATAAAAACAACGGTGAAACTTTATTAAAAGAGCACCAAGAATTAAAAAAACTGCTCTGCACTAATTACGGTGGATATACACAAATAAGCCATGCTGTTGGTTGTTGGTATGATGAGAAAAGCAACAAAATGTTTGAGGAAGCCGTAATTAATTATGTTGTAGCTATTCCAGATACTATCATTGAAAAGGAACAAATTAAAAAGTTTGCTATTGAGTACGGCAAAAAGGCTGAACAACTGGCAGTCTATTTTGTTATAGGTGGCAAAGTAAGTATAATTGAGCTGGACTGATGAGACTTTTATTAGTCGAAACACTGCGTCACTTTGGCGTAGTGTCTTCAGCATTAAAGTATGTTAAAACGCTGATACAAACAAACAAATGGAGTTAAATATGAAAAACTTAAACACAGACGGCCAGCCAGTTAAGGTTTGGAAGTATGCTAGAGGCAATAACAATAAAGCAATTTATATTGATTATATGAATGTAACTTTTTACATGTCTTATAACACTTGTGTTGCTTTTAGCAGCATACCTACAGGCCTTGTAGTTCAACATAATATCTGGGGAACTACTACAGGCGCACACTTGAACGCTATAGACGGCGGCGGAATAGGTGACAAAGCAAAAAGGGTCAACTCTAAAGAGTTTGAAGCTAAATTAGCTGAGATGGAGCAAAGCCAACGTAGGTCAACTATTGCTGTTTATGAAATCCTAAAAGAGAAAAAAGAAGTTGAATTTAGGAACAATAGACTTGCAGAGCGTATCAGGCTTAATGCTGGTTACTCTAAGGCTGGCCATTAGCAACACTGAAGAGCTCTAATTGAGCGAAACTAGGCGGCTTGTCTGCCTAGTCTGTTGCAAAAAGCAACCAAACAAACAACAGGAGTAATAACTTATGTTATGCTATGATTGCGGCGCCTCTGAAGGTACTTTATTAAAAGAATTTCAGGAAGAGCCCGAAAAGAATTACAGCTGGGAAGACTTGGCAAAAATGACTGATGTGTGTGCCAGCTGCGGTTCTGAAAATGTAAAAACAAACTAACAAACAAATAGGAGTAAAAAACTATGTACTTTGATAATGTTAAAATAAAAGTGTTGGGCAATGAATATGACAAAAAAGGCAAGCCGTTCACTGTAACAACTCACAACTTTAATTTTTATGATGGCGTGAGAGCTAAGGACTTGGCGAAGTTTTTAGAAGAGACACAAGAAAATCTCGGCTATAGATGGAATGGCAAAGTCTCAGTTAATATTGAGATTGACGCAACGGAAGAGTAGTAACACTGAAGAGCCTTTAATAGGCGAAACTAGGGTTGACTTTCAATCCTAGTCTGTTACAAATAACCTTAAGACTTGACGGCGATTTGTAAACAACAAACAATAGGAGTGTGATATATGCTAGACTGGAAACAACGCAGCGTCTTAGTTGACAATGAAAAGACTAGACGGCGTTTTTTATCTGATGAAGAGTTCAAATTTGATTGCTCTATATCAGACAAACTTATGGGTCATTGGTACTTAGGCCGTTGCGATTATGAGGCAGCAGGCGTAAGTAAAGAAGACTTCCATAAGTATAGACTAAACAGAGATAAACTTTTAGACTATCACCAATTTACATTTTCTTATGTAAACTGTGATAATCAAAATAGTTTTGAAAAGTTTAGTAGGTTATGTGAGAAGTACAACATAAAAGATATTGAATGGATGCCTAAGACTAAACGAGAAAATGATGGCTACAATAAAAGTTACATTCAACAACTTATATTGGACTTTGTACACAACAATGAGAAATCTAAGAAAAAACCTTTACTGGCCAAACTTAGAGCTAAATTCCCTGATGTTAAACCTATTAGTCTTAACACTCAGTTAAACAATTTGTTAAAACACAGGGCTCTTGAAATAGATACAAAGTACAAAACTAAACCGTTAGTAATAGAAGGTGCCTACTTTAAAAGTTGGTATTCAACTAAATGACGGAGCTATTTTTGTCTATACCTACAGACCTGCAAGTAATTATACTTGCGGGTCTAGTGTTTTATGTGTATTTAACTATAACAGAGGAACGTAACAAATGACATGGAAAAAGAAATATCAAATTATCAGGTTTTTACAACGCACATTTAGTTTAGAAGACCATGATAATTTAACAGCTAATCAAGTAGCGCATAGGTCAGCTATTTTAATTGAGCGTATTATTGAAGGTAAAGAGACACCTAAAGTAAACCTTGAAAAAGAACTTATGCTATCTTTGAGAATACCTGACTAAGGTACCCATAGTAGATACTAACAACATTAACCCACAATATACAAAGGAGTTAACATTGGTTAAATTAATAGAGAGCATGCCAACTTACAATGATGAGCTGGCGCACGAAAAAGAGATGGCTGAACTTGGTAAAAATAGAACCAACAAAAGGCTTGTCTCACATGTAGAACGAGAAGAAGAGAGTGTCACCAGTTACGGTAAAGTTATGGTGGCCAACACTATCAGACCTTTAGCAATGGCTATTGCTGAATGGATTGAAGATACGTCTAAAAAGACTATAGGTAAACCGCCTATTGCTTTTGTGAAACTTTGCGAAGTGGAGCCTGAAGTATTGGCTTTGATTACTGGTAAGCATATTATTAATACAATTACTCAGTATAAACCACTTACTGCAACCTGTATCTCACTTGGTGGTAAAGTTGAAACTGAAATATCATTAAAGAATTTCAAAAACTTAAACCCTGAACTTTATCAAACTGTTAAAGCTGACTTGGATAAACGTTCTTTTAACTACACTTATAAAAGACGTAAGTTAAGAGAGAGTGCTAAACGTGATGAAGTGATGAGCTGGGAGGAGTGGACTACACCAACTAAACTTCATGTAGGTATTAGACTTGTTGAACTTATGATTTATGCAACAGGTTTAATTGAGATAGGAACTGAAACTGTCAAACATAAAAAAGCTAAAATAATAAAACAGACAGATAAGACTAGAGAGTGGATTAAAAACAGGAATGGTTTTAATGAGTTATTAAACCCAGAGTATCTACCCACAGTAATGCCGCCAAAGGCGTGGTCAACTGTAGTTGGCGGTGGGTATTGGACTAAAGAGTTACCTGAGTTGGACTTAGTTAAACAAAAGAATAAACTGTTTAAAAAAGAACTTGAGAACTTTGACATGCCTGAAGTTTATGCTGCTGTGAATACCATGCAGAATACACCGTATAAGATAAACAAGTTTGTTTTAAAAGTTATGCAGGAAGCTTGGGACAAAGGTTTGGCCATTGGTGGTATGCCACCTAACGTTAACTATGACATACCAAACAAACCACACGACATTGAGACAAACGCAGAGAGCCGTAAAGACTGGAAAAGAAAAGCTGTAATGGTTCACACTGAAAATGCTAGGATGTTTTCTAAAAGATTACTCTATGCTAAAATTATGTGGCTTGCAGAAAAATTTAAAGATTATCAAACTTTATATTTTCCATTGCAATTAGATTTTAGAGGTAGAGCATATTGTGTACCTGCTTTTCTAAATTATCAAAGTATTACAGGTGCTAAGGCTTTATTGTCGTTTGCCAGAGGAAAAGAAATCACAAAAGAAAACAAAGGTGATTACTGGCTGGCTATTCATGGAGCCAACATGTTTGGACAAGATAAAATATCTTTAGAAGAGCGTGTTGAGTGGGTAAAAAACAATGAAGATATGATAATCAAATGTGCTGAAGACCCATTTACGAATAGACAATGGGAAGATGCATCAAATGGCTATCAATTTTTAGCGTTCTGTGATGAGTGGTCTAAGTTTAAAAAAGAAGGTTATGGCTTTGTGTCTCACATACCAGTAAGTGTTGATGGTTCATGTAATGGACTTCAAGTTTACTCATTGATGTTAAGAGACAGTAAAGCTGGTAAGCTTGTTAACTTACTGCCTACAGATAAACCACAAGACATCTATCAATTAGTTGCTGATGCTGTAATTGAAAAACTAAAAGTTGATGCTGCGGAAAACAAACCGTATGCACAACTATGGTTGGATTATGGTATCAAACGTTCAACAACAAAGCGTAGTATTATGACTATCTGTTATGGTTCAACTAGATATTCATGTACAG